TAAGCAGTTCCCCTTCCGATACGTCTTTTTAAAATTAAGTTGTATGCTCATCATTTTGTAGGAAAAAGATTGAAAAATCAAGTCAAATTCCTCTTTTGTTTGATAACTTTACCCTTGAATATATACAACTTAAGAAGCCAAACTTCAAAATATGAACATAAAAAAGAAGGAGTGGGCCATGAAATCCAGTCGATTTCTGCCCCACTCCTCATTAATCGCAATATTAACCGATTGAACCTTCCATTTCGATTATAATTATTGTCTTTTTAAAATTATTAATATTAAAAATGTTGATTTAACGCTGTTTTCATCTTCTAAATCTATTTTGATTTTTAGGGTTTTGCATAAAGTGGTATCAATTATGGTATCAGTTATAAAAATAGCGACCGTTTTATTGGTCGCTTATTTTTATTCGATGATACCGCTTTTCTTTGCGCATTTTTCGAACGAATCGATTCCTTCAATAAATACTTCGGCATAATCTTTCGCACTTTTTAATGAATCGAAGTAAATTAAATCCGTTTGTGTTTCGCCTTTTTGATCTTCTGTCTCAAATCTTGAGTAGAAGTTGTCTAGGTCAACATCATCAGTAATTGCGTTTGTAAATTTTATTTCTCTTACAGTGTTTAATTCGACTGTGTAATACTCATTGCCGTTGTCATGCTCAACTTTAGCTAATTCAGCATATTCGACTTCATAAGTCGAATCTTGGTTATTTATGATATCGATGTAGTATCTAACCAAAGATTCATATTCAATGATGTTATTCGGATTCTCAACTTCTACTACTTTACTTTTAATTTCTTCCATTTCTTCCAGCTCCTTTTGGTAATTGTATAACGCTTCAACTGTTCTGAATCTAGCGTCTTCTATGTTAGTTCTTCCATTCCTTAAATCTTGTACGGTTTGATATGGTAATCCAGTAGCTTTAGATATTTGACTTCCATTTTGCTCTTTGAATAATTTTTTTATAGCTTCTTTTGCAAGGTTTAAATCCATTTAATCACCTTTTTTATATAGTTTAATAATCACAAATGTGGTTGCTAGTGTTAACGCTGTACTTGTATACGAATTACCGATAAATAAGTTAATCCAAAGTAATAGTATTAAAATGATTGAAGTTGTTTTCACTTTTGTTAAATGCTAGAATTTAATTAGGTAAGGTTGCCCCGTTTGGGGCGTAACCTTAATTTTTCTTATCGTCTTTCAGTGCTTTGATGACCGCTATTGTCGAAATCACTGTAAAGACGATATTTGCTATTCTTTCGAAAGTTTCTAGCATTGTTTTCCCTCCCTTCAACTTTCTATAATCATTATATCACGATTAATCGTGATATACAACTACTTTCATCATATTTTTGTAATTTTCCTCAAAAAAAACACCGCAATCACTAGGATTACGGTTGGTTTATGTATACAGTATCATTACCTAATTTAACAGATAACGCTACTTTCCTATCTAATTTTCTTTTGATCAATTCTTCAGTGAACTTCCACCTAACTGAGTCACTTTCTATTCTATTCATTTTAGCGTATTTTTCTTTTTCATCATCCGTCATTAAATCTTTAAATTGTATTGTAGTGGATTTCATATTTAACGCTTTTTCAATCATTCCGTGAGTATCTATTCCGTGTACCATAGTATCACCTCGATTAAATGATAGCATAAAAAAGCCCTACATAATTGCAGGGCGAATATGTATCGAGTGAGGGCGAGGAAGAAGTCTCCTGCGGGACCAACAGCCAGATATATGGCCTCTGCCGGGCTATACAATTCACTCCTGATTGTATATATAAAAATACATCACATTAACTTACCCTCATTCGAGGACACAGAGCTATGTCGCTCGTCAGCAACGTCATGTGAATTCTCAGTTAATGTAATGTAGGCACTTTAAGCGGTCTGTACCAATGACCGAGTCATTTCAAGAATGACCATTTCATACGTCTATTATAGCATAAAAACAGGCAACCGTCGTAACAGTTGCCTCGAGTACACTCCGCAGATGTGTACCGCTATTTGTATTTAATTATAGCATAAAAAAGACTAACCTAAATTATCAACATGCGGCAAAATGTTGTTAGATCAGTCTCCATATCTAAATAAATAACCTCGTAAGAGGAGTATGATTTAATATTATAATAGCAAATAATGCTGATTAAGTCAATAAAAAAAGAGGCTAACCGTAATGGCTAGCCTTATACATCATAGATTTAAAACAAATTGAACACTCTCATAATATATCATAAAAAAAGAGCAGCTACAAGAGCTACTCTTAAAATACTGGTAATGTGTTTATAACTAAATACTGGGGACACCTAAATTAATATTAACAAATACAAAAAAGACGGTCAATTAAGACCGTCCAGAAACGTTGAAACCTTTGCTTGAGGTGTGTAGTGTAGTTAGAACGAAAATGTTCTTCTAGTATAATAACACACCTTAATTTACTTGTCATAAAAAAGCACTTCAAGTTGATGTGAAAGTATTTAGCAATAAAGAAAGGCGGCCATATAAGACCGCCAGTTAATATATACCAAATAGTAAAGGTAAGTAATTGTAGACATTAAGTGAATGCCTGTAATTAAAATAACATAAATTTTCCAGTGTGTCTCATAATAAATATTAGACATTTAATATACTTCTGTACTAAAAGAAAAGACGGTCAATTAAGACCGTCTAAAGAATTAGACTAAATAATACATGAGAAGGACATTCAACGTATCCTAACATTATATTAGCACAATTTATTTTATTTGTCCCCATAAAGGCCCTACACCATGATTAGGCGGAGTTACACCGTTCCACGTACGTATTGGTAAATAATAACGTTGGCCTTGCCAATCATAACCAATCCACACGTGACCATCTTGTAACATCACTTCATCATAGTCACAATAGCCTCCTGGTTGAAATTGATAACCTATTGGACAAGTTGTAAATGGCCCTTGTAGTCTCACGGTAATAGGCTGATTGCCGTTGATAAAACGCGCTTTCTCTGTCATATAATACGTACCATAACTATTACGTTTCCAAGCACTCGCAATAGGTTTAACCGTATTACTAGATGCAGATGATTTGTTAGATACAGTCGGAACTGGAATATCACCATTCATAAACGCACGAATCTGTTTAATAAAGTAGTCTTTAAGCTCTAATTGCTTAGTTTGAGGCATTGCTCCTTTTGATACTGGATCAAAACCTGTATGCAATAATGCACTACGGTGTGGACAACTTGTGGATACAAATTCGTTGTGTAATCGTATAGTGTTACGATTAGCTGGTAACCCCCATTTTTTAAGAAGTCTTGCGCATTCTTGGAATGTGGCTTGCTCGTTTTTTAGGAAAGTCGCATTATCAGCACCCATGGATTGGCACACTTCGATACCGTATCCATCTCTATTACCGTTTTTACTAGCCGTATGCCAACCAATTTGCGATTCATCTAACGCTTGCCATACAGTTGAACCGCTCACATAACTGTGGGCAATGCCTGCTTCTAATCGTGATAATGGTGCTTTTACTAAACCATTACGATAAGATTCAGCTGTCGCATATTTACTTCCTGCGTCATTATGAATAACGATATATTTAGGTTTATAACCACGTTGAGGTAACTTATACCCCTGCACTACATCTTTTACAATTTGTAGTTTAACTGGTTTAGCCGTTTGCTTAACTGTCGACTTTTTATTCCCAACTGTCGCGGATTGCGAAGATTTAACAGTTGCGTCTTCCTGTTTGTAATTAGGACGAATAAACCACATTGGGAAGTCGTAACTGTGTGTGCGTTTCGTTACCTTTTCCCAACCAGTACCACCTTGCTCAGGTCCATTAGTCCAACCGCCACCTAACCAGTTTTGTTCTAGTACAGTAATGTTATTAATATCAGCATTAATAACCCATGCAACGTGGCCGTAACCGCCGCCGTATTTATTGTTAAATACTACCATGTCTCCCGATTCTGCAATAAATTCTGGTGTGTTTTGAATGATTTTTGCTTTACCAGTGAAGTTATTAACAAACGGGATATCTTTGGCACCAGCACCACTTAAATTATAACCAAATAATTGTTGCCACCCTGCATTGGCATAGTCGAAACATTGGAATCCATACCACCCGTCCATGTCGTACTGTTTGCCTTCAGATTGTTTAAGCCAATTAACAAATTCTTGCTTAGTGAGTTTCGCTGTCATGACTATTAACCTCACTTTCATATTCATTCACATCGTACTTGACATTGTCGCTATCGTCAGTGAATGGCAGTGATGTGTCGAATGTAACAAGCTCTTTTTCTGATTTATCTGGTGTTATATCTGAATTAACTCCTTGCCATTCCACAAATTCATCAGGATTAGTGCTATCTCGTGGTTGTTGGTATGTTTGTGCAATTCCCGAATCAGAAATACCTTTAGACGTTGGATCAGTAATAACACCTATTCCTGCTAGTAAAGTTAAAACAGCACCTATAATACCACTGATTTGTTCGAGTTGTGCGGATAAATCAAAACCAAGTAATTCAGTCACTTGTTTTACAAATAACAAAATAGCACCTACTAAACCAGTAAGTACCGCTTTGTTTTGAAAACGTAATTTCCAGTTTATATTCATTCAATTCATCTCCTTAAATTAAAAAGCCGACCAGTGAAGATCGACTAAAGAATAAATGTTGCAGTTATTGGGAAAAAGTCATTTTCAGTTATTGTTGTATTACCTGTAGACGTTCTAAATAATTCAACAGCTCCGCTAGCACCTACTGTCCATCTCGCAAAAGATGCTATACCGCCACTTTTTGTACTTGTGTTCTGAACAAAAGGGGTGTCAGTTGTAACCAAACTGCTAATGTTGCTAGGTAAATTAGCAATAGTAATAGGCGATGTTGTAATACCTTTAACTGCACCTTTGAGAGCTAATATATTTACTCCATCTAAATTAATTAATCGGTATTTAGGTGTGTATGATGTACTGTATTCTTTCACACCATTGATTAATGTAAAATCTAACCACCCCGTATCAGATTTCACCGGAGATACACCAGCAGGACCTTGAGGACCAGCGGGGCCGATAGGGCCAGTATCGCCTTTAGGACCAGTTAACCCTTGTGGTCCCATTTCTCCCTTTGGTCCGGGTAAACCTTGTTCTCCAGTTTCACCTTTCAAACCTTGCGGGCCAGGAAGCCCTTGTATACCAGTTTCGCCTTGAGGACCAATAGGACCTTGCTCACCCTTGTCTCCCTTTGGTCCGGGTTCTCCTTGTGGTCCTTGTTCTCCGCGTGGGCCGATAGGACCTTCCACTCCTTGTAAACCTTGCGGGCCAACCTCGCCCTTTTCACCTTGTGGTCCAATCGGGCCAGCGTCTCCTTTAACACCTCTGAAAGTATCTACGTTATCATTTAAATATTCCATTACATCTGATTTTAATTTCGGTTCAAAGTCATCGCCTAATAACTGAATGGCATTCTCTTTAATGATACGGCGTACAGTATCGTCTACTAATGTTACAGATACCTCTTTAGTTACAACAGAATCAATCCCGCTATCGCTTATATTGAAGTGAAAAGTAACTACATGAATAGAATTAGCATCGTCTGTTAAGAATAACTTACTAGTCACCTTGCCGACGTGCTTAATAACATCTTTGCTTATGTTGTATTGTATTAATCCGTTGATGGGAGATACAATTTCAATGGATTCATTTACAAAAATCGAACCATCTTCACAGAATAAATCTAATTTAGGTTTTAACGTCGTTTTGCTTAGGTCTAAAACTGAACCTTTCCAATTAATACTTATTCGTATAGAGGCAGTACCTAAATCTTTGGTATAAAAATTGGCGCCAATATTCCCTATATCGACGCCCTGCTCATTGATTTCTGCTTTAATATCTTTATTTTTATAAATCACTTAACCACCTCATCTATATTGATCGCGCGTATAAAACATTCCGCTTGTTTTTATGATTTTATAATAATCATGTATTGTAGTTGCTTGATGTTTACACCAATTTATATCAGTTGCATATTGATGTGTAGCAGGGTTTTTAGGGTTCCATCTCATACGGTATAACGTATTTTGTCCTTTATCGATATAACCCTCACGAACAAATTTAGCTCCACCAATAATGGCTTTAGCTGGTGTAGTCCAACCTTCATTTCTAGCAAATGTTATAGCGTTATTTGGATTGCTATCAAAAGCACCAATACCAAAGTAGTTATAAACGCCGTAACGTCCACTAGCAAAGTTTGATTTACCATGTCCGCTTTCAAGTAAAGCGTGTGCTATTAGATAGATTTCATTTACTTGATATCTTTTACAACCGTCTGCAAATGCTTTACCCTGTCCACTTAAAGTACCTTTACCAGAAAGTAATTGATTTAATTTACTAACAGGTATCCCTTGATATTTGCCTAAATTCAACATTTGATAACGTTGCTTCGAATTATTCCAAATGGTAGTAGGATTCATAGCATTGCTGGTTTGGGTTCTGCTCGCATGATGCCAGCCCCAACCACTATTTGTTTGAGGTGCTACACGCATTTGCCTGTCAAGTGCTTGCCCAAAAGTGTATTTGCTTTTTTCTACCACAATTTTAGGTGTAGACGGCGTCGTCTTAACAATAGGCTTAGATGTGTTGGTAGTTTCTTTTGTCGCTTCATTTTGTGCCACAATATCTTTATTTTTATTATTAACAATCGTTTTTATTTTGGATTTAGTAACTTTATATTCTGCTTTATTGACTAATAAGTTGTCTTTATTGGCATATAATCCAACGGCAGCCTTCGCAAGTTCTTCCAATTTTTCTTTAGGAGGAAAGCCATCTTTAATAAAATCCCAGTTAACATGTTCTTTTAGGGAGCGCCACATTCGTTTATCGACTTTAATGTTTTTAAAATTTAAATCGATTTTATACTCCTCTAATAATGTAGCTCCAATAATCATTGCCCATAGCTCATTTAATATAAAACCTTCTTTATCATCGCTATAGTCACCGCATACTTCTATTACAATATTGTTAGGGTCATTCGGATACTCGTAATCATTGGGGCGTGGTTGCCATATAGCTAGTCTGTCGATGTAATAATGCGGGTAATCATTTGAATTAATATATTTATTTCGGTCATTGTATAAATCACTAACAGATCGCATAGAGTGCGCGTTGCGTATAGTAATCCCTTTAACAGCACCAGTACGCCTTTGCCCCCATGCAACAAAGTGCTCGAACCTATCAGGCGTGCCAAAGTCATCACGTTTAGTGGTGTATACAATTTCAGTAACCTCTTTAAATCTGACTTCTGGCTTAGACGGTTCCGTTTTTTCAAGTTGTACTTTTTCTTCTTCAGTTAATACTGGTTTACTTGACGGTTTAGGCGTTGGTTTAGTAGGTTGGTCTATAATAACTGGTGCTTTTTTGTAAGGAGGTCTAACAAAGTGAGTTACACCATTGTAGTTGTGTGTGATTTTTTGAGCGATACTACCTGTCCAGTTGGCTGTGTACCAGTTCTGATCAATACTTACAAACTTACTAGTATTGCTTGGTCCAACAACGATTGCAACATGTCCTGGATTACTACCTGCCCATACTGCCCAGTCGCCTGGTAAGGGTACAAAAGAAGGGGTATTTCTGTATATTTTAAAGTTATATCCTCTATAATTACTTTTAATGGCCATCGCATTGGCGTTGCCCCATGTTGTGAATCCCCAATACCTTTTAAGTATATAGTTAGGTAAATCCCAACATTGCATACCATAATAACCATCAACGTCAACACCTCTGCCCCGCTTGGCAAGGTCAGACGCCCATTCTACAACATCTTTAGCTGTTGGTTTACCGCTAGTTGGTAAGGCCATGACATCACTTCTCTTTCATAAAAATAGCCGACACCGAAGTGCCGACTCTTTTTAAACATTATTTACATCTACCGAACCAAAAGCACTCCCAGAATGACGCTCCAAATGTTAAAAATTCGAACATAGTATCACCTCCTTTAAAAGCCAAACAACATACGTAATAAAGCTAGTATAGCTGTGCTTAAAATAGTGCCTATTACACCAAGCATCCACATTTTGAGATCTTTGATATTTTTGGCATTTTCTTTTTTATTTTCTTCTTCCTTCAATCTATCTCGTTTTAGCTCTTCAAAAGTTCTATCGAGTTTGTCGTAAACTTTTTCTTGTGTCCTCAAACTATGTTCAATACCATCCAGTTTTTTAAACATATCTTTGTCGTTATCCTCAAGACGCCTAATACGCCATTCGTGCTCATGCTTTTTCGTGAAACCAAACACTAAGTCACCTACTTATTTTGAAATAGAGGCCATTTTATAACTCTTGGTACTCTACTTCTGTAATTTGTTTATATTGCTCTGGCGTAATCCATTCTGCCCTTACGAACACTTTAAATTTTTCGTTAGTATAAACACCTAAACTGTACATATATTTAAGGCTTTCAAAACTCATTTAAATTTCCTCCTTTGTAGCAAGTGATACAGACAATTCTGCTGTGACTTTTTGTAAATTTTTGATTTCTAAATCTTGCACCGCGATTTGTGCCATCAATTCTGCAACTAACATATCTTTGTTAGGCGCTACTTCTTCAGGCTCGTGTTGCTTTTCGAATTCTTCTTTAGATGTGCCAATCCATTTATTTTGATGTTGATCAAAATAGAACGGCTGATATAGTCCATCCGGTACTGGCACTTCAGTGTATTCAAATTCCGGATATACACTTTCGCCATCCTTATCTGTAAAAACTAAAAATGGTTGGCCATTATCCACGTTATAAACTACTTTTTCGATATTCAATTTATTCACTCCTTAATTATCAATCCAATTCATTTCACCATATAAATAGCCGGTTTTAGTGTTCCACCCGCTCGTTTCTCCGTTGACATAAAATCTCACTTCACCAGAAGGGCGAATCGTTACATATCCACCTGCAAACGCGCTAGATACCGGCACACGTACAGGGAATGACTGCGAATATTTTGTAAATGTAGGAGGGAGTTGAGCTACAACTTGTCCACTGGTTACATTCGAGCCATTCAAACGTAAATAATTAGTAGTGATGCCACCACTTATAACTTTACGATAAGCACATTTAAATCCAGTTTGTTCGCTATCACTATTAAACGCGGAATTAGATACTGCACCATTTATCAATAAAAATTCAATCCAACCAGTATCATTTGGTTCGCTGATTTTTTGCCATTCCGTCCAACTATCAACACCTTTTTTAGTGCGAATATATACTTCGTTTGATGTGTACGGTGTGTAATAAAACTTCATATAATTATCGTCAACAATGTGCACCGATAAAAACCCATTACTAACAACGTTTTTAGGACCATTAACAGCTGAATAAAGGTAATATAATCCAGATTTTGTTATTAAGTTAGAGGGTTTGTTAAAATCTAAATCTCGAATGCTAATAGCCATTCCAGTATTTGTGGTTAATGGCGATTTTTGCCAATCCAAAGTGTTGATTTTAGAATCAACATCGTTAGGCGTCGCAAAAGCGTTACTGTTGTATGCAGTGTTGAATTCTTGAATTTTAGTATCAATATAACTTTCAGAATCGCTCACTTTTGTATCAATAACCTTACTTCCTTCATCAACTTTAGCTTGTATTGATGATTCACTATTACTAGCGGCAACCTCAATATCGTTTTTATATTGGGTTAGTAAAGACAACAATTCGCTTTTAGATGTACTAGCCACATTGTTAATTGTTGATGTAACTTCTTTTTTAATTATTTCCATGCGATCTAACGCTTGTTGACTTGCATCTTGAACTTGCGTTACATAATCCCCTAATGTTTCAAAAGATTTTTCAATATGCACTGCCTTTTCTTCTAATGCATTTTTTAAATCGTCGAACATTCTAAAGTATTGAACCTTAACCTCGCCTTTGATTTGGTTAGGCAATGAGTCGGCAACATAAAAATTAAACTTCCCTAAAGTAGCAATGTCAGTTGTACCATTTACTGCTAATAGTATTTGACCTTCACACTCGGTTTCAGTTGCAGCCTTCAAGAATTCATTAGGTACTGTCGCACCAACAATGCCACCGCTAGAGTCTATAATTTCTAAATCTAATTGCCCCGACATGCTTCCATTTGACGACTTTAACCATAGATAACCAGTAATGTTGACTGGCCCTAATTGATAAGGGAATCCATTTCTATGCACAATGAAACGTAATTGAGCAGTATTGCTATCGGTATTATAAAAGCCTATCTGAGTCGATGAGATAGGCTTGTAATATGGTGTATTCTCTTGTTTTAAAACGCCGATTTTATCTAAATTTGTCATTCAGAGAGACCCCCTTTTGTTACTGGGTGAACATAGCAAACAGCCACGCCATAACCTTTACTAGCATCATACGGCGTAGTAACTTCCATAACTCTGTAGTAGCCATTTACGTTATCTTTAGTACCTTTACCGTTCTTAGCACGCAACCAGTCACCTTTTTGTACAGTATCATCAATTGCAATGTAGATTTGCCCTACAAGCCCTACGACATTCCATTCAGGACGTTCAGCACGTGATTCATAGTTTTCATTCTCGACATAATCTTCGCGCTCTACAGGTACATCAATGTATTCTGAATACTCGTTACCTTTATCGTCAGCCCATGTTTTTAATTGTTTTTCGGTGATAATAACACCAAAGTCATCACGCTTAAATCTGTCTTTGTGATGGAATATTTGGTCACCTAAAATGATGCCTGCAGTCCCTGAAATAACCCCTAACGGTACATCGTTGTCTTGGCATTTACGAATATAACGTCCTTCTAAAGTTACAATCGTGCCATTTGCAATTGCTTGACCTGATTGTGATTCGAAATACTCCGCATAATCGGCAAAGTTATTGCTAGTTGTCACTTGTCCAGCAGTTTTAATGTTACCGCTTGTTGATGACATATCAATTTTGATATTAGCTGTACTTGCACCATTTGCACCATAACCTAGCAAGAATGCATAGTTACCACGTGATTTAACACCACGGCTATTAACAATTGTTTGACAATAACTACCAGGTATAGTTTCTGATTCGAGGGAATTGATTACCGCACTGCGTGAGCCGTGTGCTTGCGACCCCATACCAACACCTGCAATCCATGAACGAGCGCTGTGGGCGTATGAACCACCAGTTGAGGCTAATGCTGCACCTACTTCTGATAAGGCGCCACCACCTGTTACTCCTGCGGATAAACCACCTTTAAGTACAGTTGGAACTTTTGAGTAAGTCTTTTTACTGATTACAGCTTGATTAGTATATCCTTCTACTTGTACACCGATGATTTCAGCCGTATTATTGTACATCTCAATCGCGTTACCTGTTCCAGTACCTATTAAATTAGCACCAATAATCTTAGTGTCGTACACCTGACCGCCACCCGCGATACCAATGTATTTAGAAGATTTGAATAGGTTGATGTTGGCAAAAGTGACTTTTTTAGGTCTGTTCGCGCCACCCATAATTTTTAAATCAGCACTAGCCTCTGTAAAACCTTGAATGTTGACGCCGTTAAACGTAACATTCTCTGCTCTGTATTGAACAACCACTACTGGTTGTTTAGCAGTCCATTTAGAATCGCCAATTGCACTAAAATTGTTTACTAATACATTGCGGTACGCACATACAACGATAGCACGTGGCGTTGTTCCAGGGTAAACCTCATTAAATTGCGGATATACTGCACTACAGTTATTTAACACTACATTGTAAGCAGTTTTAGATTGAGCGTCACTTGCTTTGTGATGCCCAATGTGTCGAATATTATAAGCTCGTGTGTCACGTATAGATAAATGATTGTTAACGAATACATTTTGAGGCGCACACGCTGGTTCATGCGCTTTAATCTCAAGGCCACCGTAGTTATTTTCTGATTTGTTATCAGAAAGAAAAATAAATTGTGAACCGTCATCAATTTCAATGCCGTTGTTATTACCTCCACCAACTGGATCATGTGAATAACAATCTGTAATCAGAATGTATCTACTCCAGTGAGTAGTTATGCCATCATCACCAAAGGTATGCGTTTCGCAATTATTCACATGCACATATTTACTTTCCAGTAGCTCACTCGGTCTAGCACCGTCGCCACCATAAAAGTATTCGTCTACGCCGTATGTGACGTCGATACCATGTAGTAGGTTGTTATAGGATTTAATGTTGTAAATATAACCATTCTTAACACCTGCGAATCTTACGCCACTTGAGAGTGAACCTCCAGCAGGTTTCAACACTCCACCTTGTCGCCCTTTATTACCATTTACACTAAAATTCTCAATAGCAATATTCTTTGCATTGCCACCCATTGTTAGGTTAGTAACTACAATTGCATCTGCAGGCGCATCATCTGCTAGTTTAATTGTTGTAATATCTTTACCTTGCCCAACTAATCTAGTGTTGTTAGGTAATCTTAAACCATATACTTTATAGGTACCGCCTGACATAGTTACTTGTACATTACCGTTACCAAACGCTTTTCTAAAAGCTTCTGTACTGTCTTTAACACCTGTAGGGTCGGCTCCAAATTCATCGACGTTCACTACCCGATTGATTTTATCTAATAAGTTTTTCAAACCTTTTTCTCGGTCGTTTTTTTCACGCAAAAAGTCGTGTTTCAATCGCTCCTCCAACGTGTTATGTTGGATTGCGTCAATTGATACACGACTTTGTCTAACTTCTTGTTGACCATTGCCTAATGCGCCTAATACTAAATGGTCATTTACTTCGTTCTGATACCTTAACTCGTCACCAACGTTAGTTTTTTGACCTTTTTTTGTGTAGTGAGTTACATTATCAGAATTATGAGCATCTTTCTCATTTTTTCTATGATATTCAATATCGTCTGTTATTCCCTCGAAAGCATTCTCAATCTTTTCGTAGTTGCTCTCATTTTGACTTATAAATTTATCATTGAAAAATACATCTAATTTTTTAAATAAGTTTAATTTCAATCATTAAACCTCCTTGGCTATCAATTGGCCACTTGTATTTACCGTAATATTGTATTTCTTACCATCCTCACCTGTAATAACTAAACCGTTTGTATTTGGTTGAGGCGTATCACTAATCTTGTCTAATTTGACCTTATCCTCTTTGCTCATTAGTCCGTTAGTTGATTGTGTAGCGACTTTCATGGCGTCCATATTAAAGCCATCGCCATTCATTAAAACTGTATAATTATTCCCAGCGTCATTACTACTTTTAATACCATCTTTCATATACGACAAATACTTACTACCGTCTTTAGCGTGTATTCCTAATCCGTTATATTCTAATGCGCCAGAAGTTTCGGTCACTTTAGTTACTGTTTTAGCAGTCGCATCAATTTTTTTGGAAACAGAATTTATAGATCTAATACCGGTGCTACCCCCACCTAATCCATTAGCTAGGGTAGCTGCATTGTTAACACTTTTTTGATAACGGTCACGCCGTCTTTGGTCACCTAACACAACATCTTGATTAATGATTCGATTGTGTGCATCACGTTTAGTCTTAATCTCAATGATACGCACCTTATCGTTTACATCGATGATATCATCACGCACTGGTACTAAATCGCCAATACGTGGTATTGCGTCAGGAAATTGTTCTCTCAAACTTACGAAATCGAGTGACAAAGATGTTTTTAATGATTGATCTATAATGGCTTCGATTTCTCTTTTCATTAGTTCAGGATCTTTAATTCGACCATCTATTTTAGGTGGAGCATCTCGCTTGCCGATAACCTTGGCAAGTGGGTGTGTATACTTTACACGTAAACCACCTTCTAGGAAGTTACCATCTTCTTCGAAATCTCCGTAACCCTCAATATAGGTGTATACTTCGCTAGCATCTTCTTCTAACTTTATGTTGTTAGCATTTACCTTGCTTGAAATATAATATTTAGTCGTATTACTCACAAAAGGCTTTAAAGTGAATGCTTTAGTTGTTGCATCATACTCATATTCAAGTCCATATCGGTCTAAACCCGCTTTAAACATGTCATACCTGGACTCGCCTTCCCCCGCATTTTCCCAACGGCTAGAAGGCACATGTATTGGTATGTTGTATTTATATCCGGTACCTTGAAATACAAGCTTGAAATATTCCTCAACTGTAAAACTACCAGTAACGTTAGAATAAATACGGGAAACCATTAAGTCATCAATTTCTTTTTCTCGTGCAGTAATACTTAAATATTGCTTATCTCCCTTACTCTTACGGTCAATAATAGTAATAACGTATATCTTTTTATCATCAGGTCCAGCGACTTTATGCACTGTCCACATTTTCGATACCGCACTGATTAGATCATGTGTATTTTCATTTTCTATAATATCGAAATTTAAACTACCGTCATCTTTTAATTTTTCGTTTACAACTGTTGGTGCATAAACAGGGTAGCCTTTACCAACCCTATTTTTTATCAAGAATGGCAAAGTACCACCACCTACCTATAATAAAATTTCATATCGAACACAATTTTTTGGACAGTTTGATTAATAGTGAAGTAATTCCACCCGAAATCAAAATATGGTTGAGACAAACGAGTGTAGTCATCGATTGATACACCGTTTCTATAAGTTTGTAGTCCGTCGAACTTTATAGTGTCCCCTGCTTTTAAATTTAAACCTTCTATCGTCATTACTTCTGAATGTTCAAGATTCCAACTAAACTTTTTAGTATCCTCGCCTAGTGTTATTGTCACGACTCTATCAAATGTAAATTGGTCGATTGGCTTTGTACCGTAATAATAGACGTTGCCTGAATTAACATTCTCGAAAGTGTATTTACGTTTAGCGCTACTCACTGGCATTTCTATGCCCATATCTGTAGACCATAAATAATTAGTATCTAGTTTCTCTAAATTTAAACTTCTACCAATACTTTGATAATAAGGCGTTTCTGAAGTTTCAAATTGCAACTCTATTTCTCCACTAGTACGATTTGTATCATAGTCACCAATGTTAACCAGTCTAAATTCTAATTGAAGTCCGCTTGCGTAGTTTAAATTAAATTTAAAGTCAGGTTCGTTAAAACCTTGAAAGGGTATCTCTACTAACGCAGGTACAAGTTCACGCAAATAAAACTTACCACTAAAAAGTGTGGCAAGTTGATTTCTTAAATGTATAGCTTGTGCTAACTTATCTACATTGTATTCAAGTGTTAATACCGCTTTTCTAGCGCTTTCCTTAACACCAGTGTGTAATCGACCGCTTAAACGTTCGATTTCTTCGTAGCTATATTCGCGATCTATATCACTTATATTTAGTGATTTAACAGTTACCCTTTTATTGGTAAAGGGATTGTCAGATACCCTATACGTCTTGTCACTCACTACTTCTACATCTCTAACAATCAACTTACCACCACCTTATGTGTAAAACTCATTACTATCCATATCTCTGATTGTATTTCTGATTAAATCTATGTCGCCTTCATTGGTAACTTGAATATTAACTACAGGTTTATTTGCCTCTGCTAAAGTATGTTGAACATCGTCTGTTAAAAATCCGTTCAAATCACTAGCGATTGAACTATTAAACCCACTCAAATCCATTGAAGGAACTAAGTTAGCATCAAACGCACTTAACATCTGATTAGAAACATTCTTCACAGCGTCTACCGCTTTGTAAGCGTGGTCAGCTATACCGATTCCTAATCCTTGTGATACGAATTGCCCGATACCTTTAAATACTTTAGAAGGGGAATGTATTCCTAATACGCTTTTAGCAGCACTAACAGCGCGTTCTGCTACACCTCTAGCTGCATCAACAACCCAACCAATACCTGCCTTGACGCCATTGGCTAAACCTTGCATTAAGTATTGTCCGACTTCTATAAAGCTACCAAAGAAGTTGCGTATTGCATTTAGTGCGTTCTGCATTCCATTGCGACAAGCGTTAACAACATTCCAAAATCCTTGGACTACAGAATTTAGGAAATTACTCATAGCTTGAATTATTGACTGAACCCATTGAAAACCGATTGAAACGATTAATGCTAGGGCTTGCCCCATTTTAGCGCCTATAGTAGATACAACTTGTGAGAACCAATTTGATACAGAACTCCAAATTTGCGTAAGGTAATTGACTGTATTTTGCCAAATTTGAGACCAACTAGATACTGTTTGACCAGTAATTCTGCTATAAGTATCGAATAAAAATTGTTGGATTTGAGACCAAATTGATTGGATACCTGCCCAAATAGTTTGGCCAACATTCGAAATTGTCGTTTGTAAGGTTAACCATGCTCCTGAAAAGTCGCCAGATAAAAACTGAATAAATGCTGTGAAAAGACCAACTACTAATTGGATTGTTGCAGAAATAATAGTACCTATTGCAGTGAATACTACTGAAACTATAGTCCACAAGCCACCAAATACGGTGATTAGTGTGTTTATAGCGGTAACAAAAACGACGCCTAAGAATTGTTGGGCGAATTGTCCTATTTGCTGAAGGATTGGCATTATTGGTAGTAAAGTCTCGTTTACTTTAGCAAACAAATCGGTTAACCATTGTTGAATTCCAGCAATGGCATTTGCAATTCCGTCCCGTAGCATATTCCAGGCATTTATAACTGCCGTCCTAAAACCTTCATTCGTTTTCCACAACCAAATAATAGCGCCGACTAAAGCTGTTATAACACCTATCGCTATCAACACAGGTGCAGATATTCCAGCTAACGCTCCACCTAATAATGGCAACGCTCTTGTAACTAGTCCGATTGGTTTAGTAAGTAGCATAAATGCGCCTTTGAGTAAGTTTAAAGCCCCGCTCAATATACCTGCATTTTTAACAAAACCAAAAATAAATCTTCCAGCTTGTAGTAATGATACGCCAAATACATTGCCTAAAATTGAACTAATGAACATAATAGGTGCCATTAATGCCCAAAACGCACCACCTAGAATAGTTAATATTCCAAAGAATCGTGCTACATTAGGGTGTGCTTCGAATAACGCAGCTGTAAATTCTACAATTTTACCTATAACTTTAAGTAATGCGCTTGCTATTGGTGCCATTGCAGTTCCAAATGCTACTAGTACCCTTACAATATCTCCAATAAGTTTCATGATCACTGGGCCATTCTCTTGAACATATTGTACAAACTTCTTAAATCCTTCAGATTTACCAACCGTTTCAGACCATTCACGAAATTTAGCAGTCATTTTTTCTAGCCACTTGAATATATTGGTAGAGTTTTGCCCAAAGGCTTTAAGTAAGTTATTGATACCGGCAAATGTATTTTTAAAGATGTTACCGATTATAGGTAGATTAGTCTTTGTATACTCCATAAACTGTTTAATAGCATTTTGACCTTTAACACTGTTAACCCATTTATTAAAGTCTTCGCCTATCCTACGTAGCCATTGTGATGACCATCGGAAAAGTGGCATCAATTGTGTAAACACACTTATCATGCCTGCGCCAAATTGACCGCCTGCACGTAGTAAATCTCCAAATATAGCTACACCAGTTGTACCCATTTCTTTAAAGAAACCCTTAGCAACTTGGCTTGTTTTAGCCCATTTAAGAACACTAGCGCTTGCTTTTTCCATTTGTGATGCAACGCCACTAAAGAAGGGATTTAACCCTTGTAGAGCAACTTTAACGGCATTTAAGCCATTGGTCATTGTATTGAAGATTTTCTCTTGATTTTGTTTAATAATAGATGCCCACGTATCCTTAACGCCTTCTAAAGCACGTTGATAAGCTCTAGTTTCATTTGTCGCTTGTAGCGTACCTTTTTCGAGCATAGTTAATGCACTAATAGCCATAGCACCAAATCCAACAAAACCACCTGCCGCTATTGCTAAAGCTCCTGATAAAGCAACTGCACCACCAGTTACAACCTTTAACGCATTACCTACAGCCATAATAGCTGGCACTAATCCTGCAATTACAGGTATTAACGCTTGAAATGATGCTATAACCATACCTTTGATTTGTTGGCCAAACACAGTACCAAATGACCTGATGCGTCCAGCTAAATGGTCCATTTTGTCACTAAATTCGCCTAAAGCCTTACCACCGTTATGCCATGTATCGACCATTTTCGCTTTTAGTAAATCCCATTTATTTACGTCTACATCTATGTTTACAGTGTGTTTTCTAATACTTTTAAGCATCGCCTTGGTAGTAAGTATTGCTCGTTTAACAGGACCAATGTCACCGTCTATATCTACTGTATGCTCTCTCCACTTTTGAGCCATTGCTTTTGCTTTTGTTAACGCTCTTTGGAACTTATTTGTGTTAGCTGTGATTTCTGTTTCAATTTCATTTGGAACAGCTGTTTTAGCTAATCTTTGTGCCTTACGTACACCACGTTCAAAGTTACTGATTATCGCATTAATACGCGCAACAAAGTTTGTATCCATATTACTCTCCTTTCTTTTTGAAGAATAATTCCTCTGCCTCTTCAATTTGTCGTTGTCTTAATGACTTACGTTGTTCAATATTCTTATCTCTATCGTGTTTAATTTGTTGAACATTCTTACTTAAATTCTCACGGGCTTTGGCAATCTGTTTAAGCATAGGTTTAACACCTTTTTTACTCTGTGCCATTGCATTAGCAGTCGCTTGGTGCAAATTGAATTCTAGTTGATCTAATTCACCTTCTCTTGCACCCCTAATCCAATCTTGCCATTCTTTAGGGGTCATTAAATACAGCTCATCTGCACTTATATAACCTAAATATTGGGCTGTTTTAATCCTGATTTCACTGTAATTTAGTAAGGTTCTTTGCCCGTAAGAGTTGTGTATGTTGCTTTCATAAACGGAAGAGCGTTCTTCGCCTCTTCTTTGTCTTCTTCTTTGACTAACTTCGGCGCTTGATTCATTTGGAACCAGAACATCTTGAACTCTTCCTTGAAAAAACCTGATTCACCTAATACTTGAATAGCACCTTGTAACAAACCAATCGTACCGTCTTTTTCTTCGATAACTTTCAAAATAGCGTCTTGAATATCTTCTTTAGATGGACGTTGTTTAATGTGGGCTAATGCGCAATCCCAAAACTCAACAATAGCAGTAGTCTTTCGGTTTAGAATTCCTTGCATAATATGGTGATAACCCGATGCTTTATTCCCGTCTGAATCTTCTTTAGCGTACTTTTCGGCATGAATATCAAACATAAAAGTACCTTTTGCTTTATAAGTAATATCGTTAATCTCTAATTCTGTAATTGGTTCAAACTTTTCCGCTTGGAATACATTTTGTTCGCTCATTAATGGATAACCTCACTTTTTAAATATAAAAAAATAGGGGCGATATGCCCCTTAACTTATTACAACTCTGAATCAGACTCATCTACATTGCTAACTGTAAAAGACTTGCTAGTTGACTTACGTTCTTCCAAATCTCCTGTGTATTCACCAGGTTTTTCAAATTCAACAGTAGTACCAGCAACTGAAGCATCTAACCATGATGGTGGCAATTCTTCGAAAACACCGTCAGCAGTGTTAAATTTTACTTTAACTGTTACTTCAATTGTATCTTCCTCATCATCAAACGAATTACCATATTCTTCAACAACTGTGTAACCAAATGCAGCATGATATCCATCTTCTCTTTTTTTCTTTTCAATTAACCAAACTTTGATTTGTTTGCGTTCTTTAATAGCTTTCTTAAATTGGTCTTGCCCTTTATCTCCAGGAATACGACCAAATGTTAAATTAATTTCTTCTGCTACAGATTGATAAGAGTAATCAGTCTTGCCTGCTACAATTTTTTCTGATAGCTCTGAAGAAATTTTAGTTTCGCCCTCTTGCAAGTCCGATACTAATAAACCCATAACACCTAGCGTATTATTAGTCGGCTCACAAACGGCAATGTAACCTGTACTCATTAGCTACACTCCTTCTTGTAAAGTCTTATGACGTACTCTGTATAGCAATCGTAGTACGCCATGTTTTGTAAACTGATCTATGTCAGTAAAAACTTGCGAATTATCTTTTTTAATCCAATCTATTTCGTAATCTCTAAATTCTAAATGTTGTCGGCATGCGTAATTAAGGTACTTAAGCAACTCTCTAGCCTCTGCACCGTTCTCATATTGGCTGTAAACATGAAATGTAATACCAATAGTTTCACGCATACCTGGTGAGCGTTCACTCTCTGTTACATTCGATTCACCCACCACAATATATGGGTAAGCGACATCTTTTTGAACGCAATCAAAAACCCTACCACCAACTAATCTGTCAGTGATAGGGTTCTGTACTAAATTATTTATAACTTTGTAATATAAGAGTGGTTCTGCCGTTACCCACATATTAACAACTCCTAGCTAAAGTAACTTTCAAACACTTGTCGTCCTTTATCAACAGCAGGCGTCCAAAATGGTTGTGCCATTTGTCCATATGTTTGATGCCACTGCCCGTCGTCACCTCTGTACGACCATGGTATTTTTTTAGCACGACTGCCACCTGGTCCAGTAGCATAAATACCCGTACCAAATTCAACGTAAATTGCATATTCCGCACCTACACTAATAACGCTAGATAAGCCACCGTCAGTTAATTTAAAGTCGATACTTTCTTTTAAAAAACCTAAATCTACAGGCGCTAACGCTACCGCAGTGTTATAAATTGCTAAAGTAGTTTTTAAAATCCCTTTTTTAACCCAATCTTCCATTTCTTCACGATAATCTTCCAATTCAGCTACAAGTGATTCAGCACCGTATTTAACCTTTGCCATATGGTACCTCCTGCAATCTAGTCAAATTAACTTCATGCATACCACCTTGGTCTACTGGATAACCTATAATTTGGTAGATTCTACCCTCGTATTTAAAGTAATCTTCTGTATTTATTGGTATGTCATACCTTGTATATAGGTTTCTGTCGAAAGATTTACCCATTTGATGGTACTTAAGTGTTTCAGAAGTTGTAGGTGTGTCCATAAATCCGTTGAACGTTGTAACTTCTTCATAATTTACGGTTGGATTGGGATAACTATTTTCTTTAGTCTTTTTAACTTTAGTGATTGTGTGGGGGTATTCGTCAAATGGATCAAACATAATCAATCCCCCCTATCTTAAAGTTCTAAAAACATGGAATTTAGCACGCTTATATCTATTCAACACGCCACTAATGTAATCAGGGACGCCATCGTTATACGTGTACGACACCGTCCCCATACTTCTAGATTTTAAATTCCTTTTAACTTCAGGACGTTGATAATACTCAAGTACGTCTGCAACATACTTTTTAATCGGGTAAGGATAAACAATTTGTCCATCTTTAATGAAATCATTATTAGTTACATCCCTAACATCTTCAAGTATTCCGTCAACTTCCATCTTAAATAAATCTTCTTCTTCGGGTTTGATTTCAACACCGTTTTTCTTAAGAAGAAGTTTAATGTCTTCATAAAGAGTCATACTTATCACTCACTCTTTTTAGACGCTGCACGTCGTTTTTTAACCTCTTGGTAGCCTACATGACTATAATATGCTTCAAATGCTTTGCGCGTGACAGTGATAGTTTCATTATCGCGTTTCACTTTGATTTCATCAGCTTTATTCGTCACCTAAACCACTCCCAACATCTTTGGGTTTTAATGTTGCAAAAGCTTCAGGTTTAACATTCATGTAAGCGATGTGCATAGTAGCACGTAATGCGAACATGTCACGTTCAAATAATGATACTGGTTGTCCAGATGCATCAGATGCTTGTAGTGTAGTTAATGTTGCATCTTCTGAAATAGCGTACTCAATACCTTGTAAGATACCATAGCGTGCATAATCCCAGTCACCCATTAACGCTAATGATTGTTTTTTGTCGAATACATCTGCACCTGTATAAGATAAAGGTAATCCCATAATTTCATTACCGTTTGCATCAAACAATGGATATTTGTTTGCATCTAATGCATTACGCATTTTGCTACGGAATGAACGTGTAGTTAATACACCGTTAGGATCTAATTCTTCATCTTCAATTGTAGCCATTAATGCGGAAAGGTCTACATATAAATCGTTAGTATCTGTAACAACATTTCCTTTTTCTTCTGCGCCTGTCACAAGTGGTTTACCACTTGTCGAAGTGTTGTAAGGTGATTTAGTACCAAAGATTACAGCTTGGTCAAACGCTTTGTAGAATGCTTCTGCAATTAAAGGTTTAACCTCGTTAAAGAAATCTTTAGCAGTCCACTTTAAGAATTCTTTTGATAAAGGAATGATTACACCGATTTTCTTAGCTTCCATTTCTGCTTGCGCATATTCAGGTTTAGAAGTTTCAATACGTTCAGTTTCTGAAACCCAGTAAGCGCCTACACCTTTAGCTAAATACGTAAACTTTTTCTTTTGAGCTGTCATTGGCTCGTTTTTAGCTAATTTCATGATAGCCGAATTCGCCATGACTTCTTTCATAATTAATGAACCTTGTTCTGCTGGAATTACACCATTTTTAAAATCCGACAAAATAACATTAGCCGGAGTATATGTTGGAGTTGCCATAATTTATTACCTCGCTTTATTTTCTGATATTAATTTCTTGTGCCATTTCTTCAATAGACTTAACATTCGAAGGTGATTGATTGTTATCTTGTGCATCTCTGACATCTCGTCCACTAGCTTTAAATTTAGAGTCGACGCCCTCTTGAACATACTTATCAAACGTTTCTTTTAGAGCCTTTAAATTCTCTTCAGTATCCTCATCAGTTTCGCCTAGGAATCTATCTACCAAAGAGGATGGGATATTCATTTCTTGCGCTTTACCGAGTGCATAACTTCTCAACTTTTCTCTTTTAGCTTCTGCATCTCGTTTTTCTAACTCTTTTTCGAGTGCGCTAATTCGTTTTTGTTCTTCTGACTGTTCAGGATTACGTTTTTGTACTTCTTTTTCGATTAAGCTCTCAAGATTCTTTTCTTTCCATGACTCTAAACCTTTTGTGTGGTAACGATCTAATTCAGGTTGGATAAATCGCTTACCTTCTTCTGTATCTAAAAAGCCTTTAACGTCATCAACAGACACCGTCTTAAGTCCGTTTAGATAGTCTTTAACTTCTTTGTCGTCTTTGTGTTCTTCAAAATAATTTTTGATTTCCTCGACATTCATATATCATTGCTCCTTTTTTGTCCTTCGCGTACCGTTAAGTCCGAAAAGTACATAATAAAAAAGCAGTTTAACGACATACTTCAGGTCGAGCGGTTAACGTCTACCGCTAACGAGATAATTGGATCACCTTAACCTTTCCGTTTTGACTTTTCCCATTCAAAATACGTCATGTTAGGGATAACCTCCGTTGTTCCATCGTCATTACGCACTCGCATTACACCAGGCAAATCATCTTCATCAATGTAATACAACAACTTACAACGACAGTTAACATTCTCTTTTGCGCTAGCTACGCCAACAAATAGATGAGGGGCAGGACCCACGCAACCACTAGATTTAAAGTTGTCGTCTATATCTACTGACTTACCATCTAAATGACGATGTGTGTCACGTGTGCGCGCATCTTTAGTAGCTGACCAACGCTTCATCATCTTCATACCATTGTTTTTAGCTACCATTGCGCTATCTAATCCAGCTTGTGACATTGCTCTGCCTGCCTCTGTACGCGCCACACGTTGCGACTGTGCTTTTGTCATGCCGAAATCATCACGTAGCGCTTTAGCGATCTTAGAATAGCCCTCGCCACTCATGATACCTTGCGTAATGTGTATGCGAATACGTTTAAGTACCTCATTGCGATGTTTCTGTAACGTTGGTACTAAGCGTATAAACTCAATCGGTTGTTCAATAGCAGCATTAATAACAGATGCAGTAGGTACATCGAATTCCATTGATGATTGTGTAGCCATTTCATATAGATAAAGACTCATCATATACTTTTCGATGTAAGCATTATGTTGAGTCTGTTTAATAGCTTTAGCTACTTGGTTATAATCTTCAGTTATCATTTCTCCGATGCGTACAAGCTCTTTATTCAAACGATTGTACTTATTGAATTCTGTCCACGTCACATGAGGGTCATCAGACTGATACTTTTCAAACATATCCGCTAACTCTTGATTGATTACTTTCAAACGCTTAGCGAATAACACTTCCAGTTCCTTTTCTGACCTTACAATCAGTTGCTCGATGTATTCATCAATTTGTGTTTGATTGGTTATCTTGCGGTCTGCCATTAGCATCACCTTCATCTATGTTAGGCAAATTGTTGTTAAACTCGAAGTTGTCTCGTTCCATTTCGTCCAACTCATAATCGACATCATCCACTAACTGTGATTGCCCTAATCTAGTACGTTCAGATACTTGTCCTCTTAGATTAATCAACACTTGTGATTCTTCAAGTTTATTCACTGGAATATTACGAGTGAATTTAAATATTAAATCCAAATAACTGTCATCATTCACGTTGTACCCTTTACGCTTTAATGCCGACAAGATAACTTTAAATTGGTAACGTAACATCGCTGTCATCTTACGTTCAAAAGTCATACATTTGTTTTCTAACGCCATAAGTTTCAACTTCATACCAATGATAGGTACGTTGCCGTTAAACTCATCAGAATTGAAGTTAACTGATTTAGCAAAGCGCATGATGTTCTTCTCGATACGATCTAAATGATTTTCAATCATTCCATCGTTAACATCTTTAGTTAAGTATTTAACGTCCATATCCTTGTCAAATAGTTCAAATGCGCCACTCTTTTGAGTCTCTTGTATCATTTCCTCACTCATACCCATTCCACGTAATACAAGGTATGCTAGACGTGTCTGACTGATTTCACTAGATGCATCACTCATCGTTAAGTCATAGGCATCTATCAAGTGTATTACCTTTTCTGCATCGCCTAACATCTCTTTATTGTTAGGCACACCAAACAATGGGTTGTAATCGAATAGATGCTCATATCTTCCTACTTCTTGTAAGGCATCTATACCTTCGCCACGGAATACGTAGTAGTAAGTATCGTCATAAAACTCTGCATAGACATATTCTTTACCGTTGTCATCGTCTACTTCATAAAAATAACGTAATGAATATGTAGGTTCTAATATACTGTCACCTACAAACACTACGTTAAATGGATCTATATTCTTTATTCTTACATCTCCACTTTTGTCGATATAAGCTAACCTAGCACCATATCCACAAATCGCAGCCATTTTACCCATCTCAGAATCTTCGTCATCTACATTATTACGGATAATAAAGTTTGCGATAAAGTCTTTGAGCTTGTCGTTCTTCACCATGTTTTCATCCAAGTCATAAGTAATAGGCACACCATGTAAATAACCAACACGTGTATCTACAATTTCGCTATCAAATGAATTGTTTAGTTTGTTGTTTATAGATATATCTAAACGTCTAACATTGCCACCTCGTTCAAAGTCCTCTTTTTCTTCGATTGGACTGCGTTTAAATATCGGTACGTAATCAATGTGAGTCTTATACCTGTTGTAAAGGTTTATCATACGTTCTCTATCGTCTTTATGCGATTCAATTAATGACTCTATGTGTTTGGGTAAAATGCCTTGTTCCCTAATGTCGTCTATTAGTTTGTACACCGTTATCTCGCCCTCCTTAATCTTTCAGGTTTAGTATGTGTGTAGATAGCGTATCGTAATGAATCTAACACATCGTCAAACTCTTTAATTGGTTCTCCATTAGTAGGGTGCCATACATATTTGTATATCTCTTGCTTAAATCTATCCATATGATCATATAGCACAAATAACTTATTCTGTTTGAACAACTTAGCTACTTCTTCTATTCCTGACAATCTACTCTTGTCTGCATTGATAGCCCTTAAACCATGTCGCCTGAATTCAGTGATATATTCAGGTCTGGCGGTATCGCAATAAAAATTAATATTGCCATACTTTGCAACAATACCTTTAGCTATGTCCACCCAATCCTCAATAAACTTAAATTGGTGAGCATGTTCTTCGATAAAATAAAAGTTGCCGTCAACACCTCTCCCTAATAACACAATAGATCCATAATGCTCAAAACCCCAGTCAACACCCGCAAAATACTCTTTAATAGGTACTTTCACCAAATCATCATAGGTAATGGTATTCTGATTTAAATCAAAGTCGGCATATACAACACCGTCACCTGATACCCATTTCCCATTGATATTTCTTTCATAGAACATTCCTGACGGCGTTGATGCTTTAATAGATTCTTTATATCTGTCGTTCAAAAACGTGTTGTCATCGAGCTTAAATTGATAGCTTAATATACCAGCTTTAGGGTCTGTGTTCTCTATATAATCTTTTAGCAACCAATGTTCAGGGTGGTCAGGGTTAGTGTCAACTAATATCCTTGCACCTAATCCGCTACAACGTGATTTAATCTCGTCAAACACTTCTTCATGTGCTAGTGATGCCTCGTTGATATATGCACCGTACGCAGTCATACCACGTATAGCGCCAATGCCACTTACTTTGCTATGACCTGTTTGTACCACTTGTACACCAAACAACATAAATGAATTGTACTTATCAAAGTTAAACTCTAATCCATACTTATTCGTCAGTTCTATCAATACGTTCTTTTGAATAGTACCTAGTGTTGCTCCTGCTAGAATATATTGAGGTCTCTCAACGCCTTCTTTATCTGCAATATCACGTACACGCATTAATTCACGCAAGAATAAGTCGTTGTTTAATATCGTCTTACCTGTACGTTTAGCACCGTGATTAATGAGCATAAACCAATCTCTCTTTTGTGTTTCCTTCAAGATTTCTATCTGTTTATCTGTGTAGAGTTTGTTAAGTTTACTCATTAGAGATCACATCCGTTATAGCGTAATGCAACTGACGTATCTTATCTTCGGTACCTGCGTCACCTTTATCAATTTGTTCGATTTTTTTCTCAAGCATTTTGATTTCAGTTTCGATCTTTTTATTAGCTAGTTTTTCATTACCTAACATCATTCTATTCATACCATCTAAACTAGCAAGGAATGCATCAGCTGTCGCTTTCTTCACTCCGTCAACCTCGATGTCATTCTTAGCTACATTCTTTAACCACTCATATTCTTCAAAAGCCTTTTGGCGTGTCCATTTAGATTTTTCAGCTACTTCTTGACGCAATTCTTCGTACCTTGACATAACCTTATCGTTTTTCGCCATTCTACTTGCTTGCATATCAATATATGCTTCACTTTTATTTTTGGTCGAATACCCTGCGTCAATATATGCTTTTCGTTGGCTTTTGCCTTCTATGAGTCCTAATACAAACTGCTCTTGCTTATGTGTTAATTTAGTCAATTTTTTTCACTGTATCACACGCCTTTACGTTAATTACTCTATAGATTTAAATACAAAAAAGACACTGCGCGTATACAGTGCCTAGTGATTATGTTTTGTTATTTTATTTGAGCTTTACACTCATATGAACATATACTACTAAATACATACACTCATATCAGCATAAAGTAAGACGCCCAGTTGCTCTGGACGCCTAGTTTAGTTACTAATCAACTTCACTAAACAGATGAAACCACAATTTTGAAAGGAGGGAAGATGTCGTCATCGCAATGCTTACTAATTAGGTAGTCGTAGTACCTATATATTAAGCACATATTTATTATATAAAACTTTTGGATATACTCAAAACACTGTCATAACAGTCATTACTGTCATTTTTGTCACTGCAACAAGTAAATCTTCTCTGCTAACTCATCTCGTCTAGCTAAAAAGTTGTTTCTGTTTAGTTTAGCATTAGGCATCTTCTTTATAATCTCATCTCTTCTGTATCCTCTTTTAAGTAACTCGAGAAAACAAAAGTCTACCTGCCCTAATTTCTGTTGTGATTTATTAATAAACTCAACCTCTTTTAACATCTGTGAGAATCTTTTATTCGCTCTATCCAACCTAACTACAATATCCTCTACCTTACTACTGTTCTCCCCTTGCCCTTTTGGTAAGGTAGCTTGTATCCCGTATTGTGCAATGGAGTTACTATCATATTCAGGTACTACATCAGCTAGTACGTTACACTTCATCTTATGTGTACCAATCATATTAAGTATCGCTTCTTTACTGTACATTACGTTCCCCCTCAAAGTATCTTAATCTACTCTCCAGCACTTTCTTTTCATATTCCCTAGCCTCTAATTTGCCTTTAAGTTGTGCGTTTTCAGTGATGAATCCTAGTAGCAATAATGTATATATCACAAACAGTATAATCCACCACATCTAATATTCCTCCGTATCAACTTCATCTTGTAGGTACATATCATTCATTAGTGCCTTCGCACCTTCATAAATCAGAATCGTTACCAGCGTGTGTAATACCACTCTTAAATATTTCATTTGATCACTCCTTGTTTAATATTTCTTTAACCTTTTCTAATATGTCTTTACACGTATCCTTTGTCTGTGTCTGCTGTCCCGTCTTGTCTTGCATGATTCCGCTCCATTTTCTTTTTGTAAGCTGCGACTAGTTGGTCGATAGAGTAATACTCATAAGCAAATGCAAAAGGTAACAACATATTTTGTTGATAGTCATAATCATATAAATCGGGAAGATCAAACATAAATTGATCAAAAGCATTTTTATAGCCTAAGTCTCGGTTTGCCGTTTCAATAACTTCTCTGATTTCTGTTTCATCTATATTTTCGATAATTTCTTCAACACTGTCTTCGCATTGATTCGCAATGCTCAACCCAAACGCCAACATGTCTGCCAATTCATCTAGTTGCACATCTAACGGTTTTCCCGGTCTCTTTTTCCAATTCTTGAAAGTCTCTAATGTATTGAACCACTCAAAGAATTCAACCACATACGCAATCTTGCTGTCCTGTATATTTAGTGTTGGAATTCTATCGTCAAATTCCTTTTGTATTTGTAAAAGTTCTTTTAACTGGTCTACTGTTAACTGTTCCATTTATTTGTCCTCCTTTGTAAGATTAAGTGTTCTAATTTCGTATAACACATTTACAATAAAAATTGCCGTGACAAAAGCCAAGCCTTTTATCCCTTCTAACTTAGTAACCGAGATGAATAGCACCATCACAATCAACATAAACAGCAAACTACACAACCTAGCTACGTACTTGTTATTAAATCGATGACGGAGGAAATATTCCGTTAATACACAAACAACAAAAGTAAATATAAGCGTCCATGCAGTCATTTACTCGTCCTCCTAGTTACTCTTCGTTTACTCTTCATTACTCTTCATTACTCTTCATTACTCTTCATTACTCTTCGTTAATGCTTTCTAAATTTAGTATCTACTAATGGAAGTTTTAACATTTACTCGTCCTCCTCATTCCATTTACTGCCTTCTTTAACTAATCCACGTACAGTCAATTCATGACTCAATCTGTATTCGTTGTCTCCCTCTTGATACCACACATCAGCTAGGTATCTACCAAACGCATCGGTTTTATACGTCTGCACGTACACGTCCTTACCTAGTACAGTTTGAGTAGTAAATGCTTTAGCCTCGTTGTAATTAACTTGGCCACGTTCAGGTGTATCCACCCCCAGTAATCTAACCTTACGTACCGTATGTGTATGAAAGCCAAGATCAATGCGCATCTCTAAAGTGTCACCATCAATCACACGTAATACACGTGCTTTGAAAATGTATAGCTGTTTATCTAGTGTCATTCTTAAGCACCTCATCTAGTTTATGACGTAAATTGATGTACCACGTATTGTGACTGACTGATAATTTGTAATTGATGTGGCGAGTGAATAACTCCACCACATCGTCTAGTTTTCGTTTCAGTCTTGCATTATCATCGATAAGTTTTGCATTACTTAATATTAATTCGTCACGCTCTTTCGATATTTCTACTAACTGCCCTTCAATGTTTAAGGATACGTTGCAATACTCATCTAATTTTTTACTTAATTCATCACGCTCTGCACGTAAACGAGTAATGTCTGCGATGAGCGAATCACGTTCTTGTTTGCACGAGTCACATTCTTGAATTAACTTTTTGTACCAATCAGTTTTTTCTAATGTAATAAAATCACTCATTCCACCATCTCCCCCTACATATCAAAAATGCTAATCTGACTTCCTAACTCCTCTGCATACATTAGGTTATGCACTGATTTAAAGTAGTTAAATTCATCTGCAGTATAATAACCGTCGATGTGGCTATACTGTCTTTTCGGTAAACCAATCATGATGTAGCCACCGAAAGTTTCTCTGACAATTAAAACTTTTTCTTCCGCCACATTGTATAAGTGGAATGTATTCATTGTTTAACCTCCCAACAATCGATAGCAAATTCAACGCTTTGCTTAGCTTTCTTCAAATCTTCTAAACCATTCTTTCTAGGCGCTCTCATTAAGTATTTCAATGCATTCCCTACGTGGTAGAAAACTGACGCTGATTTATACGTCTTGCCCACTAATTCGATAATCACATTTGCACTAAATTTACCGAATTGATAATGTGGTGGTTGGTTAACATTGTCCACTATATTTGCCACTGCATTTACTGCTTCTTTGCGTAACGCTTCATTTAGCTCTTTCTCTGCTTTTAAAAGGTTGTTGTAATTAGTCATAAATAACCTCCCAATTGTCATCATCTGTAATGTTGTAATACCAAGCATTTTCTAACTCGATTTGTGCCATTTCTTTGCCTTTGAAGTTATATATTAATTCTGTAACAACACCTTCATAGCGTTGTTCATCCACATAAAACGAAACTTTATCGTCAATGTTTAAATCACGAATTTTTAGCTTCATTTAGATCAACCCACTAACTTTTAAAATTTTCTCTATTGACCAACCTCTGTTTATTCTTTTGCGAATCGCAGTCTTGCTAGTGTTTGTTAATGCTGCAAGTTGAAGTGTTGTTATCTTCTGACCTTTATATTCATGTACTGCCGAACGGTCATTAGGTATCTCTGGCAATTTAAGTAAAGGTTCTAATATCTTTCGCACTTTCATTTTCGGCATTTCTCTAGGCACACCTGCAAATTTGCATAAATCATAGTATGCCCTGCTTGCTGGCACCGACTGCGGTACCGTTTCAAGCCACGGTTTCTCTTTCTTCTTAGCTTTGTATCTCTGATACGCCATTTCCATTTGATACTTGTCATATTTATCCACAGATGATTGTGTCGGTTTCTCTCCATTACGATGTAAAGCTAATGTATGCATGTTAATCACCTTCTATTTCATTAATTATTAATACTGTGCGTGCAGTTTCTGCATATTTTTTGAATGTTCTGATTTCATAAATCAGTGTATCGTCCACCCATAATAAATTGTTACCTGCATCTAATATCGTCTTAAGTAAATTATCAATATCAGGTTTTATAGTGTGAGGATGTCCGATACATGCTTCTTTTTTATACTTCGGCCACGACTTACTAGGCTTGAAGTAAAATTCAACCGTTAGTCTTATTGGCTTATCTATCATCAAATGTGGTAGTTGATCAGCTACAAACTTTTTATGCTTCACATATGGTGCAGGCATATAAGTATGCCCACCACCACTAAATCTAGGTCTCGATGACCCTTTCGGATTACCAAGATTTCTATCATTTTCCAAATAAAATATTTCTATTCTAGTTTCTGTCATGTCTGCTCCTTTGCTCCATATCTACCTCTTTATATATCAACCTTGATTTTTCGTCATAGTCATCAAAAAGCGACAACTCATTGCGTTCTAGTAACCTTTCAACAGCCCAACCAAGCTGCAGCATTTTAAGCCTCATAAAATTATCTTTTTGGTAATCTTCTGTGTATAACAACCTCAACAACTCTTGGAATTCTAAGATGTTCATGTGAAGAACCTTTGTGTAGATTTGTAATATTCAAAGTTAACAACACCAGTTTCCCCGTCTTTGTTTTTAGCAATATTCACTTCTAAATCTGATTTGTCATTTTCTTGATGATCATCTCGGTTGTAATAATCATCTCGGTACAGCATGAATATCATGCTTGCGTCTGCCTCGATGCCCCCAGATTCTTTTAAATCGCTCATCATAGGGCGTTTATCGTTCCTAGACTCTACACCCCTATTTAGTTGAGAAAGCAGTACTATGACGCTCCCTGTTTCATTTGCGATGATTTTCAAGTCACGGCTTATCTTTTCTACATCAACCCGTCTATCATTTGTCGGTGTATCTGATTGCATAAGTTGCAAGTAGTCAATAAATATCACTTGTGGTTTGTCTGTTTGCTTTGACGCTTGTTCTCTAATCCGAGCTGGTGTTAACGAACTTTCATCAAAAATATTAATGTTTGCTTGTTTGATTTTGTTTAGTCCGTCCATTACTTTATTTGTCGATTCAGGACTTAACTCATTTGGTCGCTTAATATGACTCAAAGGCACACCCTCAATCATCGCGACCATTCTTTCGATTACTAAATCTCCAGTGGTTTCAAGACTAAAGAATGAAACTTCATATCCAGCTTTCGCAATATTCCACATCGTGTTTAACGCGAATCCAGTCTTACCCATTGATGGACGTGCTGCTATTACATTTAGTTGTCCTTTTTCAAAGCCGTGTATTTTGTAATCAAGTAATCCGTAACCTGTCTTAATAATCTCTTTCGGCTTTTCACTCAATACGGATTCCATAACTTTAGCTAAGAATTCATCTGTCTTATTACTCTGTTCGATATTTAACCCTTTTAATTCTTCTAACTCCTCTAACAGTTGCAACATACTTGCCTTATCAGGTTTTGCTGTGAAGTCATCAACTTTTTCTATAGCTTTTCTAGCTACATAGTCGTTCAGTAAATTTATTTGATCTTGCATAAAGAATATTGGGTCTGTACCGTCAGACTTAGCAATCTGGTTAAACCTTTTAACGTTAACAAAGTCTTTGTCATCTCTACACTTGAAATAAATTTCGTTTGCGTTGATATGTCCAACTTCTCTGATGTAACCGATAATCGCTTTTACATCATCATCTTCAAACATTTCAAATTTTAATTTGAATTTGCTATACAAATCAGGGTGTTTCATCAAGTTGCAAAGTATCGCTTCTTCTGTACTCAAGCGATCAATCATTGCTTCGTAGCTCCTTAATAAATGCTTGCCCTTTACGCTTTACTTCTTGCCATTTTCTAGCGTATTCAGGGTCGTTTTCTAATTTATACTGGTGGGTTTCTTCTATTGGTTTTTCTTCCATTTCAAATACTTTAGGTTTGGTTGCTAATACGTCAGCTATGGTTGGTTTATATTTACTTTGCTTAATGAAGTTGTGTAATTTTTTCATAGATTGGTTGTAATCGCCCTCTTTAGACAAAATATCAATCCATATGTCAATCTTTCTTTCGTTGAATGCCATGTTATAGGTTTCGGCAACAACCTCAATGATCTGTAGTGCCTCCGATTTTTTCACTCGTCATCACCTAACTTTTTTCGGTACTCGTCGATTGAAGATTGCTTTTTAGGTTTTGTTTTATTTAAGGCATCTTGTTTTGTTTTAACGCCTTCTTTTGCCCAGTTGTTTAACACTGTAATTAAGTAACCCACATGACTACCTTTTTCTTTAGTGTAGTCAGTTGCAATTTTCACAACTTCATCAGCATTCTTACCAATATCATCAACTGCATATCCGATTTGTTCCATTTGGTAAGGTGTTATTGTGTTGTCTAAGAAAGTGATGATGTAATTAATTGATTCTGCAAAAACGTCGTTTTCTTTTTCTGTCTTCTTATTCTTCTTCTTATATTCTTCTTCTTTTTCTTCTTCTTCTTCTGTATCGTTACGTAACGTTACGGTAACGTTACTCTCTAATAATTCTTGTTTTTTTCTCTCTCTGTAACGTTGTTGTCGTAATCTATTCTTCTCATTATGCCTACTTTTGCTATCTAAACTTTGGTGCTTTTCCCAATTTTTAACTTTATAAGTGCCTTCTGAATCTTCAATCATTCCTAATTTGATAAATGTTTGTAGTGCTAATCTAATTGAGTTTAGTGGTCTATTAAATTCGTTTGCTAACATTTCATCGTTATAAGGCAAGTTTTCAGATAGCATAATATATCCGTGTTCGTTATATTTGCCAGCAAGAGTTAGTAATTTAACCCAAACAGTTATGATCGTGTCACGTTCAGGTAGCGCTTCGATATACTTAATCTTGCTATCATCAAACATTCCGACTTTTAATTTTATCCACGATACTTCAGCCATTTATCTTCTCTCCTTTCAACATTTTATTAAGTCGCTCATCTACATCGACCCAGCTGTCGTGCAGGTGGTATTTGTCGTTAAAGCTATCTATTCCTATTTTGTGCTGCTCTGTGTGGTGGTCGCGGCATAACGCTAATACTTGATTGCCATAGTGATTTATCTTAGTTCTGTCACGCCCACGTCCTACCGCATATCTATGTGCTAAATCTGAATGAGGTTTCCCACATATAACGCAGTTTCTATTTACTGTTGACCAGTAGAGTTTTGATTTATCCCCTTTTAATAATTCACTTGTTTTGTAGCTGAGGGGTATTCCATTTTCAAACACCCAATCCAATATGATGTCGATGATTTGTGAAGCTTGTGAACGACTGCAATTACTCAGTGATATTGGGTCGTCATATCCGTGATATGTTCTTGCACATTCGATAAACATATGTCTCATGTAGTCCATAGGTTGGCCCGTATGTTCTTCTATATCTTTGACTAAAGCGAATATCTTACGGCGTTGTTTGTCGGTGATTTGGAACGGATCTACTACATTGACATCAACTTCTACATCGAATCCGTTATCGAGTAGTAGCGTTTCCTTATCGCCTAATTCAACACCCGAGATGACAACAGTTGTTGTGCCGTCATCTTGAGTGATGTAATTTGTAATTAAAGGCATCTAATCACGTCCTAGAAAGGTAAATCGTCGTCATCGATACTAGCGTTATCAAAAGGATTATCTTGCACTTGCCCTTGTTGTTGTTTAGGTTGACTGTTCGATTGACCATTATTTTTAGGTTCTAAAAATTGTACGTTGTCGCAAACAACTTCAGTTACATAAACACGTTGACCTTCTTTATTTTCGTAACTGCGTGATTGCATACGTCCATCAACACCTGCTAAGCTACCTTTACTTAGAAAGTTTTTGACGTTTTCAGCTTGCTTGCGGAATACAACGCAATTAATAAAGTCAGCTTGTTGTTCTCCATCTTTATTTTTGAAATTGCGATTTACTGCAAGTGTGAATGTTGATACGTCTACGCCTGATGGCGTCGTTCTGAATTCAGGGTCTTTTGTTAATCGTCCTACTAATACAACTCTGTTAAGCATTATTATTTCCTCCAGTAATATTTTTTGCGTTGTTTCGTATTTTATTAAGAGCTTCTGCTGCTTGTTTTTCTGTTAATTTATAGTTGTTTATGTTGAATTTTTGTTCTACTACATTTTGTGGTGCTTCTTTATCGGTACCTTTAATCAAATTTGTAAAAGCTATAACTTCTTTCTTTAAAGTTCCTATCGTTTCGCTACTAGCCCATTGTGCTCTATTCTGTTGCTTGGAACTGTTGTTCTTCCCGCTTGCTGCGTTACCGTCATCATCTTGATCACTTGTAATTCCGAATATTGCTGATAATGAATAGCGTTTGAGATAACTAATTAATGACCCTGCACCTTGTGGTGTATTCTTCTCTGCATTCATAAACACGGGGTCGTATTCAATATATTCGCCACTTTCATGCATAAGCATTGTAGCTACTCCTACACGCCCCTCACCGTCGTTTAATGCCCATTGGGTATAAGACAATCCATGAGGGGTTGCAGCCTCGTCAATAGCCTCTACAACGTTCTCAAGAGGTACATATTTTGATTTGAAGAACGGATTGTTTTTATCTTTGAGTGGTTGCTTAACTTCTTTTCGGAAAGCGACCATAGCTTTGTTGATTTCAACTACTGATTCTGATTTGTTCATAGTTCCACCTTCTCAATCTCATCCGTTTCAGTGTGAGTGTGCTTGTAAACATCATGCGTTGCTGTATCGATTAGCACATTTTCCATTCCATCGAATTTACGTGCATCACGTTTATCTGTTGAGTACTTGATGTTAGGGTTAGCTTCTGTTGGACGGTTCGTTACATAAATGTCTAAATCTTTGTGTTTATAGAAGTAAGTAACTACTTTACTCATTGAAACCCTCCCAACAGTCTACTCATTATGCGGTCATAGTTATCAATATTTTCAGCAATCCATACACGTGTTTCATACATTAAAATATCAATGGCACTTTCCATACCAGATACGTCATAGATTGTGATTTCACTTAAAGTATTATCGTCACGATCTTGAATTGTTACATCGACACCGAATTCTGTCTTGGCCACGTACATATAAAATTCGAATCCATCTATCTTGATTGTTTTAGAAAATTCTTGTCCGATTTCGTAATACATTTGCGTTTTCCTCCATTTTTGGTAGAATGGAATCGGAATATTGTGTAAAAACTCCGACTCCCGACTGTTTGCTAGCTGCAACTAGCATTCAGTCTTTTTTAATGCGTTGATTACATATTTAGCAACGTAGTAACTAGTAACTACACTAGTTATTGATACAAAAACTGTTGTTGTGAAGTACGCCTCAAACGCGAAGGGTGTTGTAACTACGAAGGTTGTTATCATTGCGATTAATAGCGCTATCAATTTATCCCGCATGTAATCCCTCCACTACTTCATCTGATAAATCCCAATAAGGCATTTTTTCTCTTACCAATTGAATTGGCACCTTACCGGAAATGGTAATATAACCCTCTTTTTCTAACTCTTTGTTTAATTCTCTAACAATAGATGTGGCTTTGCTTTTTGATACGCCAGCAATGCGCATGATGTGTTCGATTTTTAAATATTGCGGTTTCATGTTTAACCTCCTAATATCGTCTTTTGTACTGCAATGTCACACATGTGATGAGCGCGATAATATTTAATGCGATTAGTAATGTAGTCATATAAGTAAACCTTTCGTGTATAATGTTCTTATCTCCTTATGAAAGGAGGTGAAGCCTTTGGCAACCAATCCGCCAAAAGATGGGCGTCGTAAAGGTGCTGTAAAAAAACGTTCTCAAGTTAAAAATCCTAAAACAGGTCGTTATGTTAAACGTAATTCTGAAACTGGTAGATTTATGGATATGAAATCAGATTCAAAACCGTTTAAAGGGGTTCGTAAGGAAAGTTAACTTGAGTGGAGCTACTCTAATTCTTTTAGAGTGGCTTTTATGTCGTTTTGACCAATCACTTGGTTAATCACAATTGAAAGGTTGCTAACTAATGTTTCGTCATGCTCTTCGTAACCTGCTTCATACAGCATCGCGTGCAATAACTCGTGCATTAAAATTTGCTTTTTACGTTCAAATGATAATCCTTGTTTAAGCTGGATGAGGCTATCTTTATAAATGCAGAGTCCTAAGCAACTCGGATTATTATCAACATCTTCTAGTTGAATTATTTGGTAGTTCACACCACATACATTGATATTCATATTTCCCTCCTTAATTTGGTTGTTCGATTGTGGGTTATATTTCGACTACTTCTGCTTCATAGCCGAAGTCTGTTAGTATTTCATGAATTTTCAATCTACCTTTTTGTGTCCACTTAGTTTGTGGTTGTGTGTCTGGTGTACCATCGGAACGTACGATATTAATTGTTTCGGATTTTGTGTAACCTTTGTTCATGTGATCTGTGTATAAAATCCATTGCTTACCTACTCGACGTTGGATACGCGCTTTATGAAGTAACTTGTTTAATTTTTGCGCAGATAACCCGTAGTCAGCAGCTATTTGAGTTATTGTCATAGTTCCTGGAGATTTTAGAATTTCGTCTACATAATCTGCTTTAGGTTTAAGCTCTCCAATTTCTTGCTGTAAAAGTAAGTTTTGTTCTTTTTCTTTCTTATACTCAGTCAATACTGTAATGATGTAGTCTGGGTCTTTTAGTGTTTGTTCAATCACATTGTCAGTTGCGTAAATACCATGTTTGCGAATGGCTGGTAAAACTTCTGATGTTACCCATCTTTTGAAGCGTTTTGCTGATTCTAGTTTTGATGAAAAGATTAAACTGTATAGTCCCGATTCGTTGATGAGGGTTACGCTTCTTTTCTGACCTGCGTAGTCAATTTGGCTACGCAGCTTATCTTCTGTATCAACCTTTTTATTGATTGCTCCTCTATAATCCTCGTATCCTAAAATTTGTGCTACATCATTTCCTACAAAATATGGTTCCTCATCTACTGTTAAAGTTCTTACTGGTAAATCTTCAAAATTGAAAATTTGTAATTCTTGCATTTTTCGTTCTCCCTTAAAGTTGCTTATTCGCAACTTCGTAGTTAAAAAAATAATGATTAATGTTGATTCCGTACTTTTCGTGCATCAACCTGATATCTCTACCGCTAAAATCAGTACCGTAACGACTTGTTCCATTAATTATAGTATTGACCTTTTCGCGGCTATAACCCAATAAATCTGCTATTTCTTGTTGACTTATGTTGTTATCTTTGAGATATTTTTTAAATTTTGGATAACCTCCAATCACTTTTACACCTCGCATTTCTAGTTGCGTATTAGCAACTGCCATAACTTTAACATGTATTTGTTGCGAATGCAACAC